CTGCTTCAATGACCAAACGAGCTGAGACAGTTGACCAGATAATGAATCTGATCGGGACGCCAGGTCTGGGTGAAGCACTCGGACCTATGGTCCTGGATCTCATCATTGATAACATGGACCTGAACAAGGGCGAAGAGATGAAAGTCCGGATCAGAAAGTGGATGATCGAACAGAAAATGGTTGAGCCGACAGACGAAGAGAAAGAAGAGTTGGGGATCAGCGATGAGCCTCCGCCGCCTGATCCAATGCAACAAGGTTTGGTTGACAATATCAATGCACAGACTGACGAAATCGGCATGAAGATTGAAAAGATGATGGCCGAGATACGCAATGTTGATGCCAAGTCTCAAGAGAGCATCATGAGTGCATATCAGAAATCTGTTGACGGTATGGTTTCAAATATCGGAGCATTGATAAAACAGCAAGAAGCCGGGATCCCGATTTCACAAGAACAATTGCAAGTCGCACAGGGCGGCATTGCACTGGTAGATGAAACAACGGTGGACGTACTTGAGAACCAAGAGGTAGCCGATTCCCTTCCGTTGAATGCAAAGGATCAGGCTATTCAGAATGAAGCAGAACAACAACGGGCGCTGGTTGAAGCACAACAAACCGTTGGCCCAACCGGACCACAAGGAGCTAACCCCGGCGTAGTTTTACCGGATAACACAGGATTTATTGAGGAATGAAATACATGGGCAGTAAAAGACGTATATCAAAACACATACTGCCAATTATTTTAAAAAAGAGAAAACCATTACAATGGTATGTTGAACCCTTCGTCGGCGGAGCGAATATGATTGATAAGGTCAAAGGCCCGCGTATTGGATTCGATAAAAACCCGTATCTTATATCACTTTTAAGAGAGATACGGGAAGGCTGGGTCCCTTTCGATGAATTGCCGGAGGATGAATATCAAAGAGTTAAAAAAAATAACAAGGCATATAAACCACATATCGTTGGTTATATAGGAATATGTTGTTCATTTGGTGCAAAGTGGTTTGGAGGTTATTGCAGGAGCCATAAGGAAAAAAGGAACTACATAGAAGAGGCAAAAAGAAATGTCTTAAACCAGGCACCATCTCTCAAGGGATGTTTATTCAACTGCAGGCATTATAATGAAATAGAATTTCCAGGAAAGAATTGTTTGATTTACTGTGATCCGACGTACAGGGGAACCACAAAATACAAAGATGATTTTAACCATGAAGAATTTTGGGAATGGTGCAGGATAAAAACGAAAGAAGGCCACAGTGTCTTTATAAGCGAATATGAAGCACCAGAAGATTTTATTTGTGTTTGGGAAAAAGAACAAACAACTACTGTGAATAACGGTGAATACAAAAAAGCAATTGAAAAACTATTTGTAATAAAGCCATCGGGAGGCTTAAACCCGAAACAATCCACTCATAGGAGTGAGCATGTTAGAAGAAGCTGAAGAAACAACCCAATCGGATTCAGCCCCGATAGAATCAGAAGAAGCCCCAGATTTAACCCTGGAGGATGCTGAACAGGTCGAAAGCCCTGAACCTGGAACCGACGAAGAAACAGAGGCTCCAGAGGAAACCGAAAGCAAAACAGAACCACGTGATAAAAGAATTGCAGGTTTTTACACTGAGAGATCGAGGGCAGACCAGTTGGAACGCGAAAACGCTGAACTTAAGAAAAGTCAGCAACCAGCAGCGGTGGCCCCGAACTATGACGATTTTGACACGGATGCGGAATATTACACGGCACTTGCAGGATTTACGGCTGATCAGAAGATTGAAGCCTTTGAGGCCAAGCAGGCACAAGGCAAAGTCACTAATGACAAAGCCGCTGCCCAGCAAAGTTTTATTGATAAGGCAGGTGCTGCCAATATTCCGGATTATGATAAAAAAGCTAATCTTCTAATGGATTCGGTAGGAATGAGGCCGGACACCTTAGAGGCATTATATGAAATGGAAGGCGATAAGGGACCGAGAATTATCGCTTATCTGGCTGATCATCTTGATATCGCTGATGGGATATCACCGGGAAAAATCGGAGAACTCGCAGGTAGATTGTCTGCTACCAAACCAGCACAACAAACCAAAGCGTCAGACCCGATCAAGCCCATAAAACCAGGGGGTGTGATCAAAAAGAAGATGTCAGATATGTCCGTAGAAGAGATAATAGAAGGTGATTTGTCGGCCTACGGAATAAACGACAGGTAAGCCAGGGAAGGCGCTATAAAGGCCCAGGGAGGGCCAGTTTATGGCTAATGCCTTTAAGAATCAAACACTAATTATCGGGCTTTTCATTCGTCTTTTTGAAAACCTGATGGTGTTGTCCAAACATGTTGACCGGCAAGTTGGGGAAAAAGAATTTGCCAGCACCAAAAACACTGGCGGGACAGTCTATGTAAAACGCCCCGTCCGTGCAAAATCGACGGCAGGCGCTGCAATTACTGAGGGCCAGTTGACCGACATCGAACAGGCAACCGTCCCTGTCGCCGTAGATACATACAGAAAAACCGCTTTCACCCTCACCCAGGAGCAACGGGCTTTGAATGATGTTCAGATCATGGAACTCATGAAACCCTTTGCGATTGAACTGGTTCAGGACGTTGAAAACGCGATTGCTTTGGCAGGGGCAAATTACTTCCCGAACGCAATCGGAACCCCCGGTTCAACTCCGGCTACCTTCTTGGAAGTCGGTTCAGCATTTACCAGACTTTTCGGTCTGGGTGTCCCCGCTGATGATATCAACGCTTTCTACAATCCGCAGGCAGGTTTGTATATTGCCGACGCATTGAAAGCATCCCCCAACCAAGACATTGCAAAAACAGCAATCCAGAAAGCGTTTATCAAACGTGTTTCGAACATGGATCTGTTTAATTGCCAGTCTTTGACCAGTCATACGGTCGGAGTGAACACGGGAACTCCTTTGGTGAATGGTGCAAGTCAGGACACCACATATCTGCTGTCCAAGGATACGCAAACCCAATCCTTAATCACTAAGGGTTGGACGAACGATCAAACCGGGATACTGTTGAAAGGTGACACTTTCACGATTGCAGGTGTGTACGAGATCAACGCAAATTCCAGGGTTGTAAACGCGAATTTACAGAAATTCGTTGTGACGGCTGACGCAAACTCAGGTTCTTCGACTGGGCCAGCAACGCTCACAATCAGCCCTCCGATCATCACCAGTGGCCCATATCAAACCGTCAGCGCTGCACCTGCCGACGAAGCGGTAATCACGGTATTTGGGACAGCCGCCACAGCTTACGCTCAAAACCTGGCATTCCAAAAGAATGCTATCACCCTGGCATTTGCGCGCCTGCCTGAAATGGAACCCGGATCCGGTGTGGTTTCGAAAAGGGTCGTTCATGATGGTATTTCCATGAATTATTCTTATGGTTCAGATATCACCAACATGTCAACTATTTACCGGTTTGACTTGTTGTTCGGAGTCAAGGTTCAAAATCCTATGTTTGGGATAAGAACCTACGGTGAATAATCAATAGCTGGCTTCGGCCAGCCTTACTACATGGAGGTAGTATGAAAAACGATTTAAATGAATATATCGATGACATGTCGGCCACGGCTGCACAGGCTCAGGTCATCACCTGGACCACAGGAGAACCTACTGTGAGCTATACTTACACGGTAGCCATTGGTTCACAGCCAACATCAACAGAACTGGGTATTGTGGTTGCAACTCAAAATGCCCAAATAACCGCCTTGATTGCGGAAGTTCTGGAACTTCGAACCGCCATTAACTCATAAAGGGGGGCTATGTTTAGGTTTAAAGTACCAGACGCAGGGACCTATGAAGCGCCTACGCCGACCTATGTTGCGCCTACGCCGACCTATTCAGCCCCGGCAGCAGCAACTGGTCTAGTTTCGACAATTACGTGGACCACGGGAGAACCAGCGGTTTCATACACGTATACGGTGGCTGTTGGCTCGCAACCGACTAGCACAGAACTGGGAATTGCACTTCAATCCCAGGATACGCAGATAAACGCTCTTATCGCTGATGTTTTGGCTTTGAGAACTGCTTTGCTAGAGTTGGCGGCTGATAATGTGGCAGATCGTGCTGCACAGGCTCAAATCGCGGCTGACAATGTAGCTGATCGAGAGGCACAGGCTCAGATAGGTGTTGACATCGCTGATATTCAGGATGTCTTGAGCGAAGGTAATTAAAAATGTGGGGACCGGTCCTTGTGGCCGACCCATGTTTTCATTTTTAACAAAGGAAATCATGAGAAAAGATCCTGTAGATATGGATATGTCCAAGCCCCGCAAAGTTGTTTACGATGAAATAGAAGCCCCTGACGGTCTAATGATCTATTCCGGAGCAGAGCAAGCATGGTATGATAAGGGATGGGTTAACACTCCGGCTGGTTTTAGTAAAAAAGTCAAGGTTGAGAAATCCGCGTTTGACAAAAAGGTTGAGGCTGTCAAATTTGGGAAGAGACATTTAGATAAGCTTGCTGCAGACCTGGAAGCTAAGCGCCAGAAGCTTGAGACCAAGGAGGCAGAATTGGCAGAGCGGGGAAAAAAGCTTGAGACCAAGGAGGCAGAATTGGCAGAGAAGGTGACCGCCATACCACCTGTAGAACCTCCTCCTGTAACTGTTGATACTTTTACGGATGCGTCTGACTTATCCGATTATATCAACAAAATGTACGGACTGGAAACAAATTATCGAATGGGACTCAAAAAGCTCAAGGAAATTTTACAAGGCAAATTGGATGACAACAGCTCTGAAGATAATTAAAGGCGGGTTCCGGAAAGCAACCATCAACGCTGGAGCCAAGCCTTTGTCAGACACGGAAACATCAGACGCCTTGGAGATCCTAAACGACTTGATAATTGAATGGAATACTTCAGGCGCTTTGATAGGCATCGACCCGGTGATCTCTCTCGATACTGATCTGTTTGAACCTC